CTCAAGTTGTGCCTTTAAAACTTCAACAGCATTTGCTGCATTTTTATAATTTTCTTGTACTTGCGATAGCTTTTGTAGGGTTTCATCAGATATAATGTCTTTTATTCCAAGAAGAGCTTCGTTATTGGTTAAAAGAGAAGAAGACACATCGTCCTGAACAATCTCTTTAAGATATTGGATTGTTTTTAATCTTTCTTCTGTTTTTAAAGATTCTTGTTGGGCACCTTGCAAATTAAGGATAAGAGAAGAAAAACCTTTTGTTAAAGTGTTTGTAAAAGCTCCGTTTCCAACTCTATCAATTAAATTCCCAAAAGTGCTGGCAAAAGTAACAAGAGAAGGAATTCCTCCACCTAAAGAGTCAAAGAAACTTGAAATACCGCTAACCGCATTTGTAAAGAAATCTGCGACAGTGTTAATTGTATCAGTGTCAAGAATTGAATCATATAAGTCTTCCCAAGCTGCTGTTAATTGATTTAAATGAGCTTCGGTAGATTCCATATAAGTATCTTGCTGTTCTTGAAGCGTTCCTGTTGCTTCATTTGCAACTTCAAGAGCAGAGGTGTATTGATCCCAGTTGTCAAACAAAGACAAGAGCATTGAATATTGGCGGGCGCCACCCATGACTTGAGCAACATTAACTTGCTGCTCGCGAGTAAAACTGTCCCATTTGGCACCAACTTCTTCAATAACATCACCCATATCTCTCAACTCGTCATTTGCATCGAGAACATTGATTCCCAAATCTGCGAGTTTGCCAGAGTAAGTTCCTAATGTTACACCGTCCTCATCAATTCCTGCTTTAATATCTGAAATTCTGCTATAAACAGTCTTTACTTTTTATTCCATACGATTCGCTACTTTCGTATGCGTTCTCTTATGAACTGCTCATGCTTTCACATGAGAATAGACTATATCTTCACCTCAAAAAAGAGGTATAAACCGTTTCCACTTGCTTAAGTGTACTTCCTTGCGGAATAGTCGTTGAACGTTACTCTTTTAAGAGTCTTCGCTGCTGATTGCCCAATTCTTATAATTTTTAAACATTCACACTTATTGTTTCCAATTATGTTGTAGTTTATAAGACTCTAAGGGGTTTCCAGCAATTAAGTTTATTTATGCCCTAAAAGTTAAGGCCGTACCTACGTTTTCTGGTGCTTGGCGGGTTACAGAAATAATAGTTGAAAGCTGTGCAGCTAACTGCTCCTCATTAACTCCCATAAGGTTTGCAGCTGATGCAACCTTAGACATACCAGTAGAAAGTTCTTCCAAATCGGAAGCGGTAGACGCGGCGACTGCCGCCAAAATGTCAACTGCTTGTTCCGTATCTTCAGCTCCAACTTTGAAACCGTTCCATACTGCAGTCAACTGTTCAGAAACTGCGGCAGCAGTCTGTCCTGTAACGTTTGCCGCTTTTAAGGTAGCTTCTGTACGAGCTGTTAATTCATCTCCAACCAAGCCTTGTTGAGCAAAGATTAGTGATGCTTCTGTATAGTCTGTTGTTGTTCGGCCTAAAGCGCTTGCCGCAGTATTTGCCTGTTCGGCAAAGGTAGCCATTTCTTCGGCACTCTGACCGGTTACAATTCTAATATCATTTAAAGACGAGTCTAAGTGTTGAACATAGCCATAAGCCTCTTGCAAGGCCCCGGTCATTCTATTTACAGCACCAGACGCTAAATTCCATTTCACTGTATTGGCCAAAGTTTCAACCATATTATCTAAGATGGTTTTAGATTTTTTAAAACTTGACGTTACTTTTGTCTGCTCTGAAATAAGCTCTCTAAAAGCCTTTGTTCCAGCCGGCCCTATGGCGGTAAGATTCTCTTCAATAGCATCTAAAGAAGTCATAGTTTTGGATAGTTCTGCCTCAAATTTTTCTATGTTAATAGTATTTATTTTAGGGTTAAATGCTTTATCTAAACAAGTTTCAAGAGCGTTGGCTGATGCTCTTGCATCTTCCAACTTATTTTGCATTTTGGTAATTTCCTCAATGGAACTTGTTTTGATGTCAATAAGATTCTCCAGGTCTAAATTCTTAATCTCAATTAAAGATTTCTTTAATTGAGACAGCCCTGTGTTATCAATATTAAAACCGACACCAACAGTTATCTTTCCTGCGTTTGCCATATCTTCTCCTTTTCTCCTTTCGGGCAATTACAAAAAAATGCCCTTACTATTATATATAATAGTAAGGGGTTTGATTTTACTGCGCTTCGTCCAAAGATTGGCCGCCTTTAATTGACTGATATAAATCCATAATTTCTTTATACTTTTCTTCATCGAAAGAGTCAAGAATTTCTTTTAAAGCATCAGCTTGTTTAGGCAAATCTGCAATTAAAGTTTTTAAGAATCCAACCGCTGTGTTTTCTTTTGCAAGGATAATGTCACTTAATTCAACTAAAGGCTTTTCAATCTCTCTAAGATATACGTAGCGAAAATAAGTTAAATCATCAATTTCTTTGGTTGACATATCTTCGTCATGATATTTTTCTTCAATTAAAGCGAATAAATGTCTTGCGGTGTTCATGCTTTCGCTTCTATTAACAACACTTTTTTCTTCATTTTCAAACTCAATATCACTGCACATCATCAGATAGAATAGTTTAAGCAAATCTTTTAAGTATTCTGGATTATAAACGCCGTTAATCTGTACAGCTTCTTGAAGAGTTAATTCATACAGCTCCTGTTTTTCATCAGGCGTCGGGTGATACATTTTTATTCTATAAGAGTCTCCATCTCTTTCAAATACATTTAATTCATACGTATCTTTAGAATTTTTTGTAATTTCGCTAAACTTCATTTTAAACCTCCTATATATTAAGCCCCAGTACTACCGAAGCCCCCATCGCCGCGGTCTGTTTCTGTTAAATTTGTTGCCTCTTCAATTTCAACATTCAAATAAGGCTGAATAATCATTTGGGCAATTCTCATACCAGGCTCAACCGTTCTAGCAACAGCGGAATCATTGATAAGAACTACTTTAACACTTCCTCTGTAATCAGCATCTACAACACCAACACAATTAGAAGGTCTCAGCCCTTGTTTAGTGGCTAATCCGCTACGAGCATAGATGCCGCCAAAATATCCTTTAGGAATCTCAACAGAAATTCCTGTATCAACACTGGCAGAGAATCCTGGAAGAATCACAATAGGTTGTTCAAGAGCTGCGTATAAATCAAGTCCCGCAGCGTCTTGACTTCCTCTTGTTGGTAGAGTTGCGTATTCGCTAAGAACCTTAATCTTCATAAATTTGGTCCTCAACAACAGAAGCTAAGTCGTTATATTGTTTAGTCAGGGAAACAATCTGATATTCCAGAACAATCATTCCTTTTGACTTTTTAACTTTGTGTTCATTAGAATATTTAATCAATTCAAATTCATTAGACTCTTTTGCGTCTTCAATCAATTTTAACGCTTCTTCTTCAGTCAGTACAAAATGTGTTTCAGTCGTTTTTAATAACATCTTCTTTTTCTCCTTTATATTCTATCTCATTTAATGCCCAATCTTCTGCGAATAAAAGTTTTACCATTATATTGATTTGCTCTTGATATAAGCAAGACTCCTCTGAAGGAATATTTGCGGCAAACCATTCAACCTTAAACCAATCTTTAATTTCGCAAAGAGTTTCAATCATTTCATCAATTTCACACTTTAAGATAAGCATTACATTATCGTCATCTTGTTCATTTATCATGTCCATATTGCCAATATGGAAAGTAGCTTTTTCTTCGGTGGAAAGATTTAAAATAACTCTAACTTTTTCTTTTAACATTATCGGTAAGTAATATTCACACTTTTAGCTTTTGCGCCATATTTAACAAGCTCATAAGTCTTAAATCTTTCACCAATTCCTCTTGAAAATTGTACTGGGCCAAACAATACAATCTCATCAATATCATGTTTTTGAATCAATTCGTCAAGAGCTTGATTTAATTCTTCTGTTTCAGTCCGAACAGTTAACATGTCAATCTTATTTCCATCTTCATAAGCATAGATTGTTTGTTTTGGCTCAAGAGGTAAAAATCTTGCAACTATCTTTTTCATAGTTTCTCCTTTATAAAGTAATAACTCCAATATCATAAGGGAAGAAGTAGTAGAGATGAGGTTCTTCGTCTGCATAATATTTAACCCAAATCTCAATAGCCTCCTTATCTTCTGTAATTCCCATGTCATAAATGTTTCCACGGTTTAAGAAACATTCCTTCAAATCTTTGCAAGCCAATTCATTTTTTTCTTCGTTCGTATTGTCTGGGTTACAATCAAAATCAAACAAAGTATAATCTTTTAATTCATTACACAATAGCATGAAATAATTGTTTGTCAGACGTTTTTCTTTTAAGAAAGGAATAAAAGTTTTTTTAATTGTTTTCATAATGTTTCTGCCTTCAAGCGTTTCCATGTTTTTTAATGTACTTTTATTCATCTCATACAAAGTAATTCCTGTATCCATTTATAACTCCTTTCTTATTACTATATAATTATACTATATTTTTTTTATTTTTTCAAAAACTTGGGCGGCAACTCGTCGGCTGCTCTATATGTTAATATCAACTTCTAAAGTATGATATGCACAATATCCTCCAATCATATTCCCTATCGTTGAGACAAGGGTTAAGAGGATTCCTCCATCATATCCAATGAATAATGAGTTTATAACGCAGTGGTCTAAACCAAGAGATACAAATAAAAATACACAAACTATGACTCCGAATAGCCCTAAAATATTAGGTTGTTTCTTCCACCAACTAACGGCAAGTTGAATAACAATACCGCACAAAAGAGCAGAAAAGAATATTGCAATAAAAGACCTATCCATTTTTTGGGCGGCAACCTGTGCGAAGAGATTTGAGTTTATCTTCTCGCATTGAGATAGGACATACAATAATTCCGCCAAGGAGGCGCCGCACAAGTTAAAGAACCACATTACACCCAGTTCAACCCAATCGGTTTTAAACCTAGAATGGAGTCTCTTGCCAGCCTGTCCTGTGCATAGATTTAATCCAAGCACACATACAGAAGCTAGGCCTAAACTAAATAATAGTAATCCAAAAATTTTGCTCTCACAGCACAAATAGGCAATATAGCCTAACCCAATAATAAAACCCGCACTAATTGCTTTCATCACACCATTCTCCTTTTACTCTATGCCAGATTCGTTGATTTCTACTTCCTCTTAAACGAAGTGTTAAATCTCTTTGAGCCATGATAAATCTTCCATCAATTAGATAATCAATATACTGAAAAATTTTATTTTCAAAGTCATACTCTGATTTGTTTAATTCTTCTATTGTATAGCCAGTCCAAATGTAAATTAAAATATCGGGGTGTTTTTTTCTAATCTCTTTTAGAATAATAGAAATATCATCTCTATTGTATGCGGCAAGTGGTTCGCCGCCTAAGATACTAAAGTTTCTAGTCACTCCATGTGAAGTTAGTCCAGCATCAATTTGAGCAATCAATTCTCTTCTGGAAATATCATATCCATATTCCCTTCGCCAAGTTTGGGGATTATGACAGCCTTGACACCTGTGAGGACAACCACTTGTCCAAAGACTTACACAAATTCCGTTGCCATTTGTACAGTCATTCAAATCAACTTGAGCAATTCTCATTTTTTATTTCTCTCCTTTTTTATATTATTATTATACTATTATTTTATATAAAAATCCATATAAAGAAAAATAAGAGAGGAAGCTATAAAGTTTCCTCTCTGTTGTTTTATAAAAATGGCGGAATTACTCATCATACCACTTAAAATGATAAGGCTTTCTAGTCGTTCCTTTAATACAGCAATTTTTTACTGTCTCTTGTTTATATCCAAATTTTTTAGCTGCATGATTTGGAGTCTCAAAGATTTCTCCTGTTTCAATGCACTGGACTTTTCTTTTTGTAAAAATTTCAGGGACTTTTGATAAATTCTCTTCTGAGTACCTCCATTGGAACCCTCCAGCCATTGTTCTTTTTCCTTTGCAACAAGAAGCGATATGACTATCTTGGCAGCCGAGAGAATTGGCTGCCGCAGTTATGCTTTCCCACTCTTGAACTTTTTGACCGTTTAATTTATACTGAATCACCTTTTTTGCTGTTGTGTCTTTAGCACGAATTTCTTTACCAATTCTTTTTTCATAATCTCTTTGATAACACCACTGATACCCCTTTGACAGTCTTCTATCGCCAAGACAACAGGAGACAATATTTCCGACAGATCCATTAACAGCTTTTGCCGCAGAAGAAGTGTCTCGATGAACGGCGATAATATCTCCATTTTCTGACATTTGATAGACCAAACAAGGGTAAAGAGAGTGGACTAAATTAACAAGTTCTTCTTCTGACAGGGTTTCAATTTCATCTTTAAACAAAAAACAATATCCACCACTGGAATGATTTTTAACTCCAACTTTTTCAATTCTAACGCCTATTGCCTCTTGTCCTTCTCTAAGAGAATCATATTCTTTAACTTTTTTCCCTGATACAATGTCAAAAGCCACAATTTTCTTCTTTGAAATTTCTGCTCCAAAGTCTCCTCCTTTGGTGGCGTTATACCCCCAACTACCTTCTTCATATAAGCAGGTATTAAGAGTTTTTATCCAATAAATCTCTTTTTCTTTTAATTCTTCTAAATTGTCACTTTCATCAATGGCTTTTATTGAAAAATTTTCTGAACCATATTTTCTAATAGCTCTTTTAAAAGGGGCGTTATAATCTTTACTACTTGGATTGTTTGCTGTTTTAAGATGAGTTTTCCATCTTTCCTCTGGTGTTAAAGTGGTTAAACCTACATACTTTTTGTTGTTAATTTTGTTTGTTACTTCATAAATATATCCCATATTTATATCTCCTTTTTTATATTACTATTATATCAAAAAATTATAAAAAAGTAAAGAGGGAATTTCAAAGAAATTCCCTCAGTTATGATGTTTAACCCTCATTTCCACTTCTTGTTGTTTTCCTGGATTAAAAGCTGTTTTATAATTGCCTGTTAAATAACCAGTGACTCGTCTTAGCTGTTGAATATTTTTGCTACCACAAATAGGGCAAGAGTCATTAAATTCTCCGGTAAAGCCACAGTCTAAACATGTGTCATTTGGTACATTGATAGCAAAATACGGAATATCTTTATCCATAGCGTAATTAACAATAGTGTCTAAAGCATCTAAATTCTTTCTAACATCTGAATCTAATTCAATATATGTGATGCAACCAGCAGAGCTGTACCCTGTAAGTTGACTTTCAATATCAATCTTTTCAAAGATTGAAACATTCTCCCAAACAGGTACATGAATGGAGTTTGTAAAGAAGTCTTTATCAGAAACATTGGGAATAACTCCATATTCTTTTTTAAATTTTTTCATAGCAGTATAAACTAAATTTTCAGCCGGAGTATAATATACACCAAAATTCAGCTTATAAGTTTGCTTAAATTCTGCGCATCTCTTTTTAAATAACGCTTCAATTTTTTTAGCTAGTTCCATACCTTTTTCTTTTGTCTGGTTTTCTCCAATAAGAATTTGAAGAGTTTCAGCCATTCCAACTTGGCCTAATGCTAACGTCCCATGCTTTAAAGCGCTTCTAATGCCTTCTTCTGGTACATACCCCGCCATAATACTGTTTTCATACATGAATTTAGCAGACTGTGGAGACTGAGAACAAATATAATCAAAGCGTTCAATTAACATATCTTTTGCTTCAAAAATTTTTCTATCTAAAATTTCAAAGAAATTATCAAGATTTTTCTCTCCCACTTCTCCAGACGCTTCCATAGCCAGCGTTGGGAGAATAATTGTCACAGGGCAAATATTGCCGCGACCGTCTTTAAGCTGTCCGAAGCCATTGATGTCAAACCCATTGGCGGTCCTACATCCCATTGTTGAAAAGTAGGTTCTTGGGTCATTCTCGTCGTAGCCTTCATTACCAGACCAATCACAATTAGCATAGTTAGGATACAGTCTTTTTGCGGTTGACTCTAATGCCAATCTAAACAAATCATAATTCGTGTCGCCAGGTTTCCTGTTTACGCCTTTTTTCATTTGAAAAATTCCACAAGGGAATACAGAAGTTTTATGAATCTTCCCAACGCCTTCAATAGAAGACTCCAAAAGAGCCTTAATAACCATTCTACCTTCTGGTAAAGTGCAAGTGCCATAATTGATTGAAGTAAATGGTAATTGATTTCCTGACCTTGATTGTAGTGTATTAAGATTATGATACATTCCTTCGACAGCTTGATGCAACTCTTTTTCCGTCATCGCAAGAGCATATTTATAAGCAATAGGGGAATATTCTTGATAAGATGAGTCTTCAATAGACAAATTGTCGTTAAAATTTTCAATAGTTTTTTCTTGTGGTTCAACATACTCTAATCCATCTTTATAATGTTTATAAAAAGATTTGCGAACATAGGGTACCATTGTCCAATCTAAATGAGTAGCACTCACGCCGCCAAACTGTTGCAATGACTGAAGCTGGAAAATAACTGCTACTAATTGAAAAGCAGTATTGATGGAATTTGCTGGCCGAACATCAGTCTGTCTCGTATTAAATCCTTTTGCAAGCAAATCATCGAAAGGAATAGATAAGCAGTTATGACATCCAACGGCATAGCTCGATAAATCGTGAATATAAACTTCATTATTCAGATGGT